TTACAATACCAACAGCTAAACCAAGATAATGATCGGACGTTTTAGATGATGCTGCCACGTCACCGGGACGTCTAAATGCAGAAGTAATAACTAAATTAGGATATAGATTACGAACTACTTCTAGATAGTTTTCACATAAGCCTTTTAAATTACACACAATTGTTTGGGCCGATAGGCCTTGTTGTGCCACTGGCATTCTACTACCATTAGACGTTAAAGCAGAAAGTTTATAGTTCTTAGATAAGACAAATGATGGTTCGAATGTTTGTTTCATCATGATAATATCACAATTTGCTCCTGGAGGTGTAACATTATTTTCTGGTGCTATAACTGCTTCAGTTTGAGTTCCAGTATTAAGTTCTTCGGACTTGATTGCGCCACTATTAATTTGCTTTTGCTGAAACTTTGTGGAATCACCTTCTTCGGGTGTTTCATATTGTCCAGCACCACCAGCGCTGCGACCAATAACTGTTAGTTGATTAAATTCCGGCATATTCGGTGTTTGCTTAGCTGCTGGTGCAGTAAGTCCTGACTGACTGGCGTTAGATGCGCCATTAGCAATATTGATGAGTGAACCGTCGGCGTGCAAAGTTCCACCAGAATTTATATTGATATTGCCGGTACCACTCATTGTTAATGCACCATTAGATCTAATGTCAACGGTGTCGCCTTCAATAATTACTTGAGCAGCCTTAAGTTTAAATGATTCACTAACAGAAGCATTGAGTGACCCGCTAACATTAAGATTTACGTCATTATATACATTAATGTTTGCAACTCCTCGCACATCTAAGTTTAATCCATTTTTAACGAGAATGTTGCTTGCACCATCAACAGTAACATTTAGCGAACCATTGATTTGCACATACCCGTTTCTTTCATATATCTCATATCCATCACCAATAATACGTGTAACCTGAGTTCCATTAGCATCAATCTCCATGAATGTGCCGGACTTGTGATATAAATGGATTCGTTCAGAATGAGGCGAATCATCAAATTCTAATACGTGCCCAGATTCGGTCATAGACACATGATTAAATGGGTACGCTGCATTATACGGATTTGGTGATTGATCCCAAGTTGTTCCGCCTGCAACTTCAACACCTTTAACTAATGAAGCATCTTTTTTATAAACAATTGTTTTGTTAATTTCTTCGTGCCGTGCTAATCTATTAGTATCAGGTTCATCAATATAAAGTGGATATACACCATTTGGATCACCAAATCCATTAGTACTTGCAGTTGATTGAACAGCTCCCGTAGTGCCAGCTGTAGCATTTCCTGTGGGAGTTGTAGCTACCGCATTAGTTTGATCAGATGGTGGCAATTCTCCCGCAGAATTTGGAACTCCATCACTTAAAAATAAATCTTTTTCAGCTAATCTGCGTTTAGTTAATCCAGCAAGTGTTACACCACCAGCTTTATCCCACTGAAGAAACCCAGATGCTGCGTCTAAATACTTACTAGTATTTAGATCTTTTAATAACGTAGATTTTGCAAAATTTCCACTACCAACGTTATACACAAAACATGATAGTGCGTCAAACATTGATTGTGTTATCAAAGCACGAGTATTGCGTTTTACTGAAGCTGATGCATCAGCAGTTAAATCTGCTAATAGATATGCTTCAGCTTGAGCAATAGTAATATTAACACCCTGAGTAAGAGGTTGACCGTTTATTTTAGTCGTACCATAGCCAATAGTCCATATGCCAACAGAATCTTGATATGATTGAAGTCTTAATCCTTCAAATCTTTTAATAAGTTCTATACATTTTGCACTTGCAGTAAACTCTACTGCTCTTTTAAGACTATTTGTATTTTCAATAGTAGGTGCTGGTTCAGTGGTTGTTACTGGTGTTCCATCCCCACTAAGCACTGGATTTCCGCTGCCATCTACAACTATATTGCTTTGTGCATTAGATTCTTTTAATTCGCCGTCAATTTTTAATATCAGTGTTGAATCGTCTACGCTAATATTATTTCCACTCTGCGGAATTCCACCCAGCGATCCAATTATAATAGGATATTGCAAATCTACATCTTGGAATACAATTAGTACTGATGTGCCTTCAACTAAACCAAGAGGAGTTGAACCAATGCCACTCATTGCAGCTGAAGTTATGCTTTGCATTGGATATGCCCACGGCAAATCTTCAGTTGGAAGTTTTTGTTTATCGTGAGTATGAAGTCCAATTATTCTAACTTGGCATCTACCAAGTTTTAACGGATCATATCTATTTTCTACAACGCCGGTATATATCATTCTATCATCGATTCTTTTGATAATTCTAAAATACACGTGTGATTTTCTCTATTGATCATATGATTAATAGCAGTAACAATGTAATTTCCAGAATAAGTAGTGTCAATAACGCCAGTTTTGGCATTAGTACTCATATCATCAGCACTTGTCATAACAGTTGGTTTATAAACTTCAATATACATTTTTTGTCCAACTGTATAGTCTGTTCTTCCAAATACTTCAATCTCTATTGTAGAAGATCTTAATATCTGAATAGCAGAATTTCTAGATTGTTCAAATGCAACATTGCTAGTATCTGGAAAACCATTATGACTTCCAAAGTGTCTAACTTCAGTTTGTATAGCATTAACTGGACTAACTGGTTTAAAGCTTGTATATAGTGGAAGTTTATTTAAGTGATTAAACTTACTAAATTCATCTGATGCTATATGATCTTTAGCAAAATATTTCTTTTTAACTAGATCATATGCAAATAATCTAGAAGCATATGTGCCGGAATTAGTATATTTCAAAGAATCATAGAGAGTCTTAATTCTAAATTCTATGATTCTTTGATAATCTCTTTCTAAATTTCTAAATGATGTAGGTCCTTCTGTGTCACGAGTGTAATTATCTTTTATAAATTTTTGATATGTATTCTGCGCATATAGTGAATCTAATGATATGAAATTAAATCCAGTTCTATTTTCAAAGAATAAGTAGGAGGCACTCCCATTCTTATTAAGAGCATTAGATGCAATAAAGTTTAAATTTTTAACTGGAGACCAAAAATTTGAAACATACTTTATTGAATTCTTTGTTTGTTCGATATTGTATTTTTTAGTCGTATTTAAACCGTCTGTTTTAATAAGAGCCGCCGCAATATCGCTAATATTGCCTTTAAACGCTCTAGACTGTTTAGCATTTATGTCAACAAGAGCTTCGTATGATATACAATGTAACGCATATACAGAATTTCTATCATTTAATAATTGTCTATCACTTAATTTATATACGTAAAATTTGCCTTTTACAATATCAATCTCTTTAGTAAAAGTTGGAGTAGCAAACTCTACATTTATAATTTCTTCTCCTCGTAAAGGTAAGGCATTAATAAAATCAAGAGACTCTCGCACTACTATAGTCATAGTAATAAATGGCGAGAACATATCTTCATACATATCTATGCTAAGCATTTGATTCGTAATATCAATTGCAAAGTTGTTAGAAGATACTAACTGCAATTTACGTATTGATATATCACCGGCAAATCTTAACGATTCTGCTATAGTGCTTTGACTCATATCGTATCTTTAAATTCCTTAATTAGTTGTTCAACTAATGCTGGATCAATTATTTTTATTCTACGCTTAGCTTCATTTAAATCAAACTCATATTGATAATTAGACGTTGTTGTGTAATTCTCTGGTATAGTGCATGTTTGCACTTCAGCAAATGTGTTTTCATTTTGTATAGTGACAGTTTCGTTTGGCGCAAATTTACCGTTTCGCAAAGATACTGATAGCGTAATAGTTTCATTATTAGATGCTACTAAAATGTTATCAACTCTTCCAACATATCCATTTGTTTGACTAACTAGTATTTCTCCAACAGCAATGCTACCAATACCACCACCAAGCAAAGCAGACTCTCTAAGAACTAAAATATTCACACCTTCCCGAATAAAACCCTTGTATGCGTAATGATGTATATGTTCTATCTTACTGAGGCCATATCGTTGTTCAACTAGTGCATCTAATTCAAGTTGACTTATTGGAAAATCATTAATATAGTCATAACGTTGATTAGCTAACATTATTACCCAATGATAATACGGTGTGCCGTAAATCTTTTCTGATACTATTTCTGGAGTTTCACCTTCTCTTACATCATAATAATCATACAAACTAATATTTTCTAGAATCTTTTTACGGAACCTAACATTACGAGTAATGTCAGTTACAATTTGGTAGTTAGTGCCAGCTGTAGTGTCAAAATCATATACTATTTTTGGAAAATTTGCGAAATACATTATAGGCCTTGTGCAATAAGTTCTTTAGTAAGAATAGTAAGTTCTTTAAATGCCATAGTGATATTAATTTGCGTTGGCATACCACCAGCAAACGTTGTAAAATTACCATTAGGAGTATAATTTACTTGCATTTCTGTCAATACACAGGAAGTGTGTCTATGAATATTCATATTCTCAGCGCCATTATGGTAATACACTATGTCGAATTCCGATGGGTATAGAAACAAGAAATTATTAGCATCTTTATATTCTGGATGCATATGGTATTTAAACGCTGCAATAATGTTTAATACGCCACGAGATTCTGCGGCATTTCTAGGAGAAAAACTATAATCGACACTGAATGTTCTAAAATCTATACCTTTGAATATTTGTTCTTTCATTGGATTTGCAGCTAAACCAGACATTGCTGATATTGCTCCGGCATTGGGTCCTTTAGTTAATGCAACTGATGCTGCAATACCTGAAATTCCTTTAGCAGCAGTTTTAGCGTTATCAGCAATAGACCCACTACTTGTTGCCAATGCTTTAGCAATTTCGATTCCAGTTTGAGCTGCTTGCATTCCAAATGTTTCTTCATCACTCCAATTAGCACCATATCTAATAGATAATTGATTTGGGACGTGAAGAGCAATTGCTGTTTTTAATCTCTTCTGCGCACGTGAAAATCCAGATGCATTTGCAGCTATAGCTGCTGCGCCTCCGCCCTGTACTGCTGCACCAATTAATCCACCAACAATTGCTCCTTTGCCTAATTTATCGGCAAGTGCGCCGGCAAGTACTCCGCCAGCAGCTGTTCCTTGAGTAGCTCCAATTGCAGTCTGTACTGCCAAAATGCTAGCAGTACTATATTCCTTACCAGTTATTCCCTTTTTTATTCGTTCATTGGTATCAATATCCACTGTTAAACCCGCAGCTGGATTTTCAAGCATTTTTGAAGCTTCATTTACATTTATGTAAAATAAGACATAATTACTGCCGTATTCAGCCATATGCCCCATCAAATTTTCGGGGTATGAATAACCTTCCACTGCGTATTTATTTTGATTAGACTCAAAAGATTTAGGCGCATAGTTGTTTTTGGGAATAGCATTTGCTGCTGAAATTCCTGATTCTGCTGTTGCCATTCAAATTCCTATAAATAGTTAATATTAGCTATAGTATATTTATAAATGTTTCACAAGCGCAAGTACAAACCAATACATCCAGAGAAGTATATTGGAGATCATACTAACATTATTATGAGATCTAGCTGGGAAACAAAATTTGCGCTATGGTGTGATAAGAATTCCTCAGTTATTAATTGGAGTTCAGAAGAGACTATTGTTCCGTATGTGTCTCCAGTTGACAATAAACATCATAGATATTTTATAGATTTTAAAATTAAAGTTCAAACAAAAGACGGTAATCTTAAGACTTATTTAGTAGAAGTAAAA